GCGCGCTCTACCGCCGCCGCACCGACATCAGCGAGCCGGTCAGCAGCGCCAACCGCGTGCGCTACTTCCGCCGCGTCGGCCCCCGCTGGATCGACTGACCGCCCGCGCCCCTTCGGGGGCGCTGCGCCCGGGGTGCCCCGGGCCCGAGGCCCAGCAACTGGAGGACGAGATGACCGAAAAGACCAACACCACCCCACGCAACCCCACCCCCGCCCCCGCGGTGCTCGAAGCGCTCGACGCGCTCAGGGCCGCCGCCGCCGCCGACGGGCTTAGCCTCGGCGCAACGATGTTCCACAGCGACACGCCGCTGCTGGCCGGAGAGGACCGCGAGATGACCGACGGAAGCGTGGCCCGCTACTTCCCGCGCTGCGGTGCGATCGGCGAGGAGTGGACCGTCTGCGGCCCGGCCCCGAAGGGGGGCGAGTGATGGCCGCCGACACCTCCCCCGAATACGGCGACCTCCACGAAGCCCTGGACGACATCGGCGCGCGTCTGGAGTGGGACGAGCAGGAGGTGCTCTGGATCCACTACCGCGACCGTCGCAAGGCGCTGCGCTTTGCCAGCGTCGGCTGGACGCTGGTGCGGCTGTGCCGCGGGCACGATCCGCTCCCCGGACTGCGCGGCGAGGAGCGGATTGCCAACGCCTACCGCCTGCACGCGGCCCGGTACCTCATGGAGCGCCTCGGCCTGACCGAGGGGATGCGCGGACAGGCCGAGTACGTGGACGGCTGCGGGCTCAGTGACTCGACCGTGGATGCCGTGCTGGACGGGGTCTACCTCGACAACGGGGAGCCGACGATCGACGGTGATCTGTCGTGGGGCGCGGAGGAGGCCGAGGACGGCCGGACGTTCTGGCTCAATGACATCACCGAGCCGGGCTACCACGAGGGCGAGCGCATCGAGTGCGGGTCGATGAAGGTCCGCTTCGGCCCTGCCACCACCACCACAACCACCACCACCACCAACACGACCGGAGACACCGATGCCGAATGATCGATACAAGACCCCTGGCCGCGGGGGCTCGGCCCCCGTCGGCGACCGCCCCAAGAAGGTCGTGCACCTCACGGTCGACTGTGACGTGGTCGACGCCGCCCGTAAGCGGGTCGGCCCGCGAGGGCTGAGCGGCGAGGTCGAGCGCCTGCTGCGGGAGGCGAACGAGACGCCGACGGTTCGCGCCAAGAAGATCGAGGGAGGCCGTCAGTGACCCGCTACCGCACTCGGGCGGACCTCCGCCGCCCCTCGCTCGCCTCGCGCCTCCTGGCGGCGCTGTGGCGCTCTCGTCGGCCGGTCGCCGGTCATGTGCGCGCTGCTCCGTGCATCTCGCGGGCGGCGAACGAAACGCGCGCCGACTGACCCCCGCCCGACGCCGAGCAGCGCCAGCCTTTTGGGGCTGGCGTTGCTGCTTGGGCTACCCTCGGGCCGTGGCAGTCGTTGACGTTCATTCCGCCTACTTCCGCGCGCTGGCCGAGCGGCCTTTCCCCGATCAGGAGCGGTTCATGCGGGACGACGCGCGTCTCGTGGCGGCGTTCGCGGCGGTCCGGTCGGGCAAGACCTACGGGGCGGCGCGAAAGTTCTGCATGCGGCTCCTACGCGACGTGGCGGGCGACGTGGTAGCCGATGGCGGCGTGCGGTGGAGGCCCCGGCGCCGCAACCCGATGGAGAGCGACCAACCGCGCCGGCTGTACTGGGTGATCGCGCCCACCTACGGGCTCGCCAACCTCGCATGGCAAGAGGTCCTGGCGGCGCTCTACGAGGGCGCGGCCGACCTGATCCTGCACGAGACCGAGGGCAAGCTGTGGCTACGCACCGGGCACAAGCTAGAGCGGCGCACCGCCGAGAAGGAGCGCAACTTGCAGGGCGCCGAGGTGTCGGGGGCGCTGGCCGACGAGATCTGCTCATGGCGGCGGGAGAGTTGGTATCAGCTTAAGAACCGCCTCGCGTCGGTCCGCGGGTGGCTCGTCGCCGCCGGGTCCCCTCGCCCGGGGACGTGGCCCCAGGCGGAATGGTGGGACCGTCGCAACGTCGCCGGCCCGGTGTCCTGCCACGCCTGGACGACCGCGGCGAATCCGTACTTCCCCGCCGAGGAGCTGGCCGAGGCACGCGCGACGCTGCCGGAGAAGTGGTACCGCCGCGACTACGAGGCGAGCTGGGAGACCTTTGCCGGGCTCGTGTACGACATGCTCGGGGAGCACAACTACATCGACCTCGACCCGGGCGACGTGGACACCGTCGACCTGGCGCTCGACTTCGGCTACCACCACCCGGCCTGTCTGTTCATCGCGGACCGACAGACCGCCTGGAACAGCGAGGGCGACCCGATCGAGGGACACGGCTCGGTCATCGTCGACGAGATCGTGCAGCAGCAAGTCCACCTCCCCGAGTGGCTGCCCGCCATCGCCGCGCGGCTGAAGGAGCGCGGGTGGCGGATCCGCAACGTCTACTGCGACAAGGCGGGGCGCCAGAAGTCGGACAAGGTCCCCTGGACCACCATCGAAGCGGTCAAGGCCGCGCTCCCGATCACCGGCCGCGTGGTGTGGCCCAAGCGGGTCGAGCAAATCGCCATCGGCTCCGGCGTGCTTGAACTCGGCGCGCGCCTCCGGGCCGCTGACGGCACCGTGCGCCTCCGCATCGCGGAGCACCTACGCGACCCCCGATACCTCGCGACGCTGCGCTCTCCGGGCATCGTGGGCAGCCTGCGGGGCTACGTTTACCCGGACAGCGACAAGGCCCGGGCGGACGAACCGCTGAAGGACGGCGTGCACGATCACTTCGCGGACGCGCTGCGGTATTGGGCGGTGTGCTGGCAGCCGGTCGTGCGGTGGTCGAGCCCCGGGCGAGCGACGCCCTACCGGCCCGCCGGCGACCCCCGCGGGCTGCTCGACGGGATGGGGGGCGACCTCATGGGGTGACCGTGCTAGGGTTCGGGGGCGGCTAGAAAGCCGCGGAGGATTCAAGCGATGGACGAACCGAAGGACGACGCGCCATGGACGAGGGTCGACCCGAATGACCGCGCGACGTGGCCGCCGAGGGGCGAGTGGTTGGACTGGCTGCACCCGGACGGCCGCGAGACGCTGCGAAGCCGGATCCCGGTGGAGAGCATGCAGACGCAGCGGATCGTGGCAATGACGCTTGAGGGCTACGAGTGGCGCAGGAGCGACCCGGAGGCCGACCGATGACCGACAACGAAGCGACCATCTTCCTTTTCCTCGCCGTCGTCGTCGCGGCCATCCTCGCCGCGACCGGCTGCGACACGCCCGATCTCGTCGAGCCGCCGGAGGCCGGCCCCGCCGAGTGCGAGGCGTGGATGGGCTGCGGGGTGGTGGGCTGATGCAGCGCCGCAACCTGACCGACTACGCCCGCGAGATCGGCGCCCGACCGTGGGACGCGGTGCCCCGCGCCATCGCTGCCGGGTGGAAGCTAGAGGTTCCTGGCAGCACCGACGCCGACGAGGACCGGGCGCGACGAGAGATACTGGCGAACAGCGCGCGGGCGGTGTGGCTGTGGCGGCGGTAGCGCCCCTCTTCGTCGAACTCTGCGCCGGCCTCGCGTCGCTCTCCCTCGTCCTGCAGGGCGGTCGCTACGCCCGGCCGCCGGTGTCCCGCATGGGCAACAAGCACGGGTACGCCCTGCCGATCCTGCACGTCATGGGCCTTCGCGCCGGACAGGGCGCCGAGCGCTACCTGTGGTGCGAGCCGGACCCGGGGTGCCGCGCCCTGCTGCACGCCTACACCGACCGCGAGGTCATGCAGGAGGCGGCGAGGATCATCCGGTCGTGGTCGGACGAGGAGCCCCGCGCGCTGTGGGAGCGGCTGCGGGCCGAGGGGGAGATCAGGGTCGGGGAGCCGCGGGAGGTCGCGCGGGAGTCTTGGCTACTCGCGCGGTCGTTCGCCTTCAAGGGCCCGTCGGCTGGATACATGCCGCGCGGCGACGAGGACGGATCGGGCCGATCGGTCAACACGCCGCGCGGCCTCGCACGCAAGTGGCAGACGACCCCCACCCTCCCCGCCTCGGTCGCCCCGGACGCCCGCGACCTTGCCCCCGTTGACCTTCCGCCGGGCACGGTGGCCTACCTAGACCCGCCTTACCTCGGCACCACCGGCTACGCGAGCGATCTCCCCCGCGCCGCCGTCGTCGACCTCGCGCACTGCTGGCACGCCGCAGGCGCCCGCGTCTACATCAGCGAGGCCGAGCCGCTGCCGGAGTTGACCGCCGAGGGGTGGCACGCCGTCGAGATCACCAGCCAGCGCCGAGGGCAGAAGCGGACGTTCAGCAAGCAACAGCGGGAGTGGCTGACGTGCAGCCACCCGCCCGCGTGGACGCCGCCGGTGCAACGGTCGCTGTTCTGACCCCCGCTCCGCGCCCCTGCGCTACGCTGCGCGCATGACCGCCGAGCACACCCCCGCCGATTCTGTCAAGGCCGCAGCCGTCACCGACGACGCGGGAACTCTCCGCGGCTTCGTCCAGACGACGCCGGCCGACGCCGAGCGCCGCGGGTGGATGTTCGCGGAGATCGCCCGGGAGGGCGGGTCCTACTCCGGCGTCACGATGCTTGCTGGCATGCCGGACCTCGATCCGAACCAGCGGCTCACCGCGGACAACTGGCATCGAGGCTTCGGGCAGGTCGCCTACGGCTACGGCCGCACGTCGATGCCGCTCGCCTACGCGCGGACGCACGACGCCGTCGCCCAGGTCAAGCAGCGCGGCATCCTCGACCACATCGAGGGCAGCGACTTCGCGATCGAGCCGGGCGGCCGGGAGGACATTCACCGCGCGCAAGCGGCGTTCGTCGAGGACGTGCTGCTGCGCCGCGTGCTGTCGTACGGCGGGACCGGCCTTGCGGCTGTCGCGCTGCGGATGGCCTCGCTCATGCTTGAGGGCGTGCAGGTCTACGAGGTCGTAACCCCGTTCGACCCCGACTATGTGCTGCACGTCCCCGCCGAGGGCGGCGGCAGCGAGGTCTACCCGATGCCCGGCGGCCGGGGCGCGACCGTGCTCGGGGAGCTGCGCGAGATCTTGCCGGTCTCCATCAGCCGCTACGACAAGGCCGAGGACGGCGGCTGGAACATCACTCAGGAGCCGCCTGCCGGCGACATCAAGCCGGGCGAGATCCCGCGCGTGCAGACCATTCCGTCCCGGCACGTCCTGCACTTGCGTTGGCGCCCAGTGGCCGACGACCCCGCGCCCTACGGCGAACTGCGGCCGCTTGTGTCGCGGCTGACGCTGCTTGACGTGGCTATGCGGATGCTCGCCGTCGCCGTCCGCAAGGGCGCGATGGGTGTCCCGCTCGCCCAGTACACCGGGGGAGGCGAGCCGAACCCGCAGGACGTGGACTATGTCGCGCAGATGTGCAAGCGCTTCACCTCGGGCCCGCACGAGTACCTGATGGCGCCGGACGGCTGGAGCATCACCATGCTGCACCTCCCGACGCTGATCGACGACATCGGGCAGCAGATCAAGGACGCGACAGAGGCCGTGTCCCGGACGCTCGGTATGCGCCATTTGCACGTCGGCGAAGACCACGGCGTCCAGGCGCTGCACGAGTCGGTGTCGGCCGAACACGAGAAGGTGCTGAACGCAATCGTCCGCAAGATCTGCGACGGCTTCAACCGCGACCCCGACGGCGACCCGGCGAAGGGCCGGCGGTCGATCATTCAGTTTCTGATCGAAGCGAACTGGGGGCCCGACTCGGTCGCGCCGGGCGAGCTGCCCAAGCTCGTGCATCGCGGCTTTCGCTCGGTCGACCCCAAGGCGGCGGTCGAGGCGGTCGGCGCGGCGAAGCGCGACGGGCTGCTGGGCGAGTGGACCCCGGCGGACGTGGACGCGATGCGCGGGCAGCTCGCGTTTCTGCCGAGCCGCGACGAGGCCGCGATGTCGGCGGACCTCGACGAAGACCCGGACGACGACGACGACGACGACCCGCCGGAGCCGCCGGAGCCGCCGGAGCCGCCGGAGCCGCCGGAGCCGCCCCAGGATGCGCCGGGCGACCCCGACGCGGGCGAGGACACCCCGGACGACGACGAGGGCGACAGCGAGCCGCTGCAGGCCGCCGAGCGCGGCATGACCGCCCCGGCCGGTGTCCGCTCCGAGCTGCTCCGCGGGCTGAAGTGGCACGAGGAAGGCCACAGCGGCGACGGGCTGCAGCCTGCGACGGTCGCCTGGGCGCGGCGCCTCGCCAACGGGGAGCCGATCTCCGAGGACAAGGCCCGCAAGGGGGCCGCGTGGTTCGCGCGCCACGAGGAGGCCAGCAAGGGCGAGGGCTTCAAGCCCGGGGAGCCCGGCTATCCGAGCCCCGGCCGTGTCGCTTGGGCGCTGTGGGGCGGCAACGCGGGCAAGGCGTGGATGGGCCGCATCGCCGCCCGGCTGGAGACGGCCGAGGAGGGGGGTGGCCTGCCGGCGCTCCCTTTCTCGCTGAGATCCCCGCCCAGGTCGAGCGACAGCTAGCCGCAGCGCTGCGCGGTCGCGTCACCGAGGCGCGGCGGGTGGTTGCGGAGGTGCTGGCTGCCGCGCTGCAGCAGACCGCCGACCCCTTCGTCGTCGCCTCGCTGCTCCGGTCGGCGGCCGGGCGGATCGAGCCGGTGAGCGCCGACGCGCTGGAGCAGTACGGGCGCGACGCGGCGAAGGCAGCGACGACCACGCTCCGGCGGCAACTCCCTGGAAGCAACCGGCCGCTTTCCCCCGGCGCTGCGCCGTTCGGGTCGGTCGACGACCTCGTCACGGCCTTCGCCCGCAACCTTGCGGACGCGATCGCAGTGATCGACAGGAACGTCTTCAACTACGCCGCCGACCGCATCGAGCGCGCCGCTCGCGAGGCGGCCGAGCCGTTGACGCCTGCGCAGATCCGCGCGGCGGTGAGTTCACGCAAGCCCGGCAGCCCCGCGTCGCACTTGCGTCACGACGCCGATTTCGTGGCCGGGGACACGCTCGGCAGCCTGACCTCAGCGATCAACCGGCGGCGCATGCAAGAGACCGGGGTGCGTTACTACGAGTGGCGGTCGCAGCGGGACAGCCGGGTCCGAGACGAGCACTTCGACCTCGACGGGACGCGGTGGCTCGTCGACGGGCCTGGGCACATCACCGAGGGCCACCCGGGGGATCCGCCGAACTGCCGGTGCTACGCCGTGCCGGTGCTGGAGTAGACTCGCGCCGTGCCCGTCAAGCCTCCACGCGACCGACGACCCCGCCGCCCGGAGCCCCGGGTGAACGGCGAGCGCGTGCTCGGGGAGTACAGCGACGACGACGCCGCCTACCTGCTGGCCGAGGCGGGCAAGACGCCGACGACCCGGACCGGCGTGCTCCGGGCGAGGCAAGCCCGCGGGATCAAGCCGTATCGCGACAAGTAGCGCCCGACCGCTAGCGCCAGCCTCACGGGCGCCGGTTTGCCGCGCGTCCTCGCGCTCCCGCACGCTTGGGCCATGTCGTCCCGCGTCCTGACTCACCTGATCGCCTGCGCCGAGGTCGGAGACCGCGCCGCGGATGGCTCGGTGTGGATCGAGCTTGCAGCTGCGGGCCGTATGTACTCGCAGAAGCGCGGGGGCCGGTACGTCGAGGTCGACCGCGAGCACTTGCAGCAGATGGCCGACAACATGGCGGCGTTCCTCGCGGAGCGGTGGGCCGGGTCCAACGAGGACGGCTCCCCCCGGGGCGTGCCGATCCGGCTTGACCTCGCGCACGCCGACGCCGACGAAGACCCCGCCGAGCACGCCGAGTCGCCGAAGTTCCGCGGGCACGTCATGGCGACGAAGCTCGGGGAGCGGGACGGCCGCGCCGTCCTCCTCGGCCGCGTGCAGTGGACCGACGCCGGCAAGGTCGACGCGAAGGCGCTCAGCGTCAGCATCGAGGCGTACCCCGACCGGCAGAGCAAGGCCACCGGCGAGCCCATCGAGGGCTACATGCTCACCGGCGTCGTCCTCACCGACAAGCCCATGGTGCGGGACCTGCGGATCGCAGCTTCCGACCACGAAGACCCCCACACCCCGGAGCCGCGAATGCCGCTGTCCGTCCGAGCGCGTGAGATCCTCGCGCTGTCCGAGTCCCCCGCCGAATCGGCCGTCGAGGCGGCCGTCCTTGCCCTGGCCGAGCGCGCCGAAAAGGCCGAAGGCGAGCGCGACACCCTCAAGGAGCAGGCCGTGCGCCTGTCCGAGGAGCGCGACAGCCTAAAGGCCGAGCTGGACAAGCACGCCGAGGCCGAGGCGCAGCGCCTCGACGATCAGGCGGTGGCCGACGGTCGCATCACCGCGGCCGAGCGCCCGGAGTACCGCAAGGTTCGCGAGTCGGTCGGCCTGGAGCTGGCTGAGAAGCTGTACCCCGCTGGCAAGCACAACGTGGCCGCGAAGTCGACGCACGGCGGCGCGGACGCCAAGCCTCTGACCGCGGTCGATGTCCAGCAGCACATTGCCGACCGCACCGCGGCCCTGGTGGCCGAGGGCAAGAGCGCGAGCGAGGCGATCCGCCTCACGCTCGCCGAGGTCAACGCCAACCCCGCCATGCGCGACCACCTGGGAGCCTGAGCTATGTCCGCCACCCCCTTTGCCCCCATCGTTCGCTCCTTCCCGCACGACGCCGACTTCTCGTCGTCGCAGTGGCTGATCGTCAAGGCCAACGGCGACACCGACCTCGACATCTGCGGCGCCGGTGAGCAGCCCTACGGCGTGCTGACCAGCAACGTGGAGGACGGCTCCACGACCGCGTCCAAGTCCGACGTGCAGATCGGCGGCCAGATCAAGGTCGAGGCCGGCGCCACCGTCGCCCGCGGCGCGGCTGTCATGTCGAACGCCGCCGGCGAGGTGATCACCGGCACCGACGGCAATTGGTGCCTCGGCTACGCCCTGAGCGGCGGCGCCGACGGTGAGCTGATCTCGGTCAACTTCGGCCCGTTCTACCTCGAAACCACCTGATCCCCCTGACTGGAGCCTGAACAATGGCGCTTCCCAACGCTCCCCTTCGGACCAACCCGGCGCTCGCGTCGCTCTCGGTCATGTTCGGCCCGATCGACGCGGACTTCGTGGCCGATCGGATCTTCCGCACCGTCGATGTGTCGACGAAGACCGGCCGCTTTCACGAGTTCCTCGACGGCTTCGCCGAGGCGACCTCGGACAACGACTTCGATCTCGCGCAGGGGCAGGACCGCCCCGACGTGATCAGCAACCGCAGCATCCTGCGGGACGGCTGGCACGTCCGCCCGCGCGGCCGCGGCATCAACAACGACGTGACCTATGCGCAGTTCGCGGCCGGCGAGGGCGTGGACGAGTATCAGGTCAACGCGATGCGACTCCGCAAGCTGACGCAGATCCTGCGCGAGCGGTCGGCGGCGGCGATCGCCTTCGATGCCGCGACCACCTTCGCCAGCTACACCACCGCGGTGCCTGCGGCGTCGAAGTTCGACACGGCGACGGCGAACCCGCAGGAGTACGTCGACGAGATCCGCGAAGACGTGGCCGATGTGTGCGGCATCATGCCGAACTGCGCCACCATCGGCCGGAAGGTGTTTCGCAAGCTCAAGCAGAACGCCGACCTCCGCGACCGCCGCAACGCGGCCGGTGACTCGGTGATGTCCCCTGACGAGGCGATGGTGGCGGCCTACCTCGGCCTCGACCGCGTCTATGTCTGCCGCGCGGTGTCCAACACCGCGGGCGAGGGCCTGACCGCCAGCAAGTCGCCGATCTGGACCGAGACGTCGATGCTGCTGCACTACGAGGCCCCGGCCGAGGTGGCGATGGCGCCGAACTCGACCCTCCTCCGGTTCCGCCTCGCGGGCACCCGCGACGGCGCGCCGAACGTGTACCCGCTCCCCGGCAACTACCAGGAGCGCATGGACATGGTTTGGGTCGAGCAGTTCGCCGCGCCCAAGCCGGAGACGGGCCACCTCCTGACCGCCGTGGTGTCCTGATGAGCGCCGGGCCTCTCTGGCACATCCTCCAGCGGTTCAAGGCGGGGCTGGAGGCCGACACGATCGCGGAGTACACCTCCGCGGCCGGCGTCACCGTTGACGGCCTCACCATCAAGGACGGCGGCATTGCCCGCTTCGCCCCGGTGGCGCTGACCGCCGCGGCCGAGTCGTCGGACACCATCGCGGTGACGATGGCTGGCCCGGCGGTGGCTGCGGCCTACCGGGCGACGGTCGTAACGAACGCGACCGGCCTGCCCGACGCGACCAAGTACACCTTGGCGGAGACGGGCGCCGGGACCGAGATCTCGGCCACCGCTCAGGCGTCGCTCCTGTTCGCCACCTCGGCGGCGGGCGCGGCCGAGATCACCGTGACCGACGTGCTCGGCGGCTCGGACACGAACGTCTATCTCCTGATCGAGCCGATGTCGACGCAGGCCGGCACTCAGGCGGGCGGCGCGGCTCACATCGAGCTGACCTTCGACGCGAGCTGATCCCCCGGAGGCGCCGTGCCCTACCTGTCTACGCTTGCCGACGCGCTTCGGTTCGTCGATGCGACGACGGGGACGCCCGGCGCCTCCTCCCGCCCGACGACGACCGAGGCCACCGTGCTGTGGTCCTCGGCGTTTGTCGAGGTGCAGAGCGACCTCCTGGCCGCGGGGCTGTCGACCACCGTCACCGCTTCGAGCTTCGCGGAGTCCTACGTCCAGCAGATGGAGGCGCTCATGACCGGCGTGCTCGTGCTGCTGTGGCGCGGGACGGATCGAGCGTCGGCCACGGGCGCGGGCTTCATGCAGCTCGTTACCGAGGCCGGAGGCGGCACGAGCCGCGAGGACACCGCGGCCGGCGCGCTGATGGCGCTCTACAAGATCTCGAAGGCGAGGCTTTCGGAAGACGCCTTCCGCTCCCGCATGCTCGCCGCCGGGGCGACGCGGGCGACCGCTGCGCAGTCGGTCGACCTGAAGAGCCACGCCGTCGACTACCGCGACACCCGCATCGACGACAGCCCGCCGCCGGGCGGTGACTGGCCCTATGCGGAGCCGCAGCCCTACTTCGACGGCGACTACCTCTAGGCTGCGGGCATGACCAAGCCCGCGGTCAGCATCGAGATCACCCCCGACGCGACCGAGGTCGCCGGCGCGCTGCTGCGTGGCACGGCGTCCGGCTACGACTTCCGCCCGGCGTTCCGCGCGCTGCGGGGGACGACTCAACGCCACGTCCAGCGTCACTTGGAGACGGAAGGCACGGCTACCGGGCCGCGGTTTGCGCCGCTGTCCCCCCGATACGCGCCGGTGAAGCTGCGCCGGTGGGGGCCGCAGCCGATCCTCACCGCGTCGGGTCGGCTCATGCGAGCGGCTGGGGGCGGGCCAGGGTGGTCGGAGCGGATCACCGCCCGGTCCGCGTCCTTCTCGGTCGACCCGGTCAGCGCGGACGGCTTCCGGTACGCCCGGGCCCACCAGCGCGGCTCGGGGCGGCTTCCGCAGCGGAAGGTGATCCGGCTCGACGATCGGGTGCAGGGTGGGCTCGGCCGTTTGTCGGCGGGGCGCGTGCTGCCTTACGGGACGGTCGTCGCCGGCGCGCTGCAGGCGGTCATTATCGACGCCACGAACAAGGCGCTCGGCAAGGAGCAGCGGGTGGGGCTTCGGGCGCGGCTCCGGGCCCTGTCGCGGGTCAGGACGCGCTAGGCGGTGAGGGGTCACGCGCCCCCGAAACCTAGCGCGCCCACCGAAAGGGGCCGTCGCTAGACTCGGCGCAGCATGGCCGATCACGTCCAGTACCCGCCGATCGAGATCGCGACCGACGCGCTGCTCGCGTTCTTGGACACCGGCGCGACGACCGGCGCCGCCGTGCAGAACTTCAACGCGCACAAGGACGCGCTCGTCTCGGCGCAGGGCTGGGACGCCCTGCCGGACGTGACCTGGCACGCCTACGACGTGACGCTCGGCGCGACGATGGGCCACGGGGACACCGTCGGCGGGGTGTTTTTTGACTCGCTGGAGGCGCAGAAC